AAGGAAACTACTCAAATTCCAGATGAGGTTATTGACCAAATTCAACAACAAATTAAAAAGGAACGAATCGGGATTGAACAACTAACACATAATAAAACAAAAGAAATTCTTAAGAAACTAGGATTTAATAAATATTATGAACACATTGCGTTTATTAAAAATAAATTGGGCATTCCGCCTCCTGTTTTTAGTCCTGAATTAGAAGACACATTGTGTAATTTATTTATGGAAATTCAATCCCCATATGCTAAAACTTGTCCAGATTATCGCGTTAATTTTTTGAATTATTATTATGTACTTTTTAAGTTCTGTGAACTACTTGAAGAAACACAATATTTGGAAGATATTCCTTTATTAAAAGATCGTGAAAAATTAATTGAACAAGATGAAACATGGAAAAAAATGTGTGTTGAAATTAATTGGGAGTTTATTCCTACTGTTTAAAAGTTGGTAATTGTCTTATAATACTTGTAATCTATTTCCCTTTTCATCAAAAATCCATATGTCATACTTATATCCCAAATTTATCGCAGCTTGTTGTTTTTCTAAAACATTATTTTTTGCTTGATTAGTCCACGTTGATTTCACCTCAATACAACGATTCTGTGATTTAATAAAGAAGTCAACAAAATGTCTTCTTTTCTTACCAGTTTTATCATCATACCATATCTCAGGAACATCTTTTCTATTTGTAATAATATCATCTTCTAAAATATGTTCTATATTAAGTAATTCATCTAGCGCAAAATTTTCATAACCTTGATAATCTATTATTTTATCTGATGGCATTTTATATTTTTTTGTAGAATATGAATTCTTCAACATTTTTTCACTAATTTTGCTATTTTGCGAGTGATGCTCAACTCCATATTTTTCAAGATTATTTTTTATCATTTTTTGTTTAACATCAAAATTACCAACTGCTGATTTACAACCATACTTTATTAAAACAGTATTCAATGTTTTATCTTTAATAATCTTATTTTGTTGTGGATTTTCTACACCGTATTTAATTATGTTAGTTGCCTTGGTTTTTTTCTTAACTTCTTCTGACTGTAAAGGAAACTCTGTTCCGTATTTTGCTAAGCTTTTTTCTTTTTTTTGTTCTTTAATTTTGTCTAATTGTGAAATATGTTCTACACCATATTTTTCTAATATTGTATTTTTGTGTTTTTGCTTAACTTCTTCATTTTTCATAGCACTATCGAATCCAAATTTTTTTAAATTTGTTTCTATTATTTTATGTTTTCCAATTTCTTTACAACAATTAGCACAATACCCATTAAGTTTAATAAGTTCTCTAAATGACCTATTGAATATATCATCACATCCATTAGTTATACATTTTCCATTAATTATTGTATTTCTATTAATTATTTCATTATCATAATTGTTAATCAATGTAATATTGCTTTCTTCACAAAAGTGTAATAAATGTTCTATATTATATTTACATTTTAACGCCCATTGTTGTTTTCCATTATTTACACAACAATTATAACAATATGCTCCTGTTTTTATTAACTGTCTAAATGATTTATCAAATTCATTATTGCAATCGCAAGTAATACATCTCCCCTTTATTTTATATTCTCTATTTAATTTTATTTGGTCGTAATTCTCCAGCAAAGTAATTTCATTATCTTCGCAATATTTATTAAATGTCTCATTATTATATAGCATACCTAATATATGACATAATTCATATTATAAAATATAATTCAATTTTTATTAAATTATATATTATTAAAACAACTTACAACGTCAGTACCTTTGGAAAGACTAATTAACATATTATGGTTATAAACCTCCTGGAAATCCAACTAGCGAGGCTCCAATTCCAAATCCCGCTCCAGATCTAGCATTAACACCCATTGAAGGAATGTATGTATCTAAAATAGCAAAAGTTGCCGCCGCAGTTAACGCAAGTAATGCTATTTCTTCAAGATTTAACGAGCGTTTTGGGATCGCGAAAGCAGCAATAGCAACCATTAAACCTTCAATTAAATACTTAATAATGCGCTTAATAAGTTCAGTCATATCAAACATACCCATCTTTATATAAAATATAATAAGAAAAAAATATTAATTTTAAAAGAAAATATATTGTTAAATTAAAACTTAAACCCAATAATTCATTAAAATATATAATGAGTAAAACTAACGCTTATAAAAAGCCATTTGAGAGAAAGAACAAGAAAGACGGAACTATTAATCCAAAATATGTTGATATGTTAGAGGTCGATAAGCCTATTGCCGGACAAAATTTTGGCTGTTTTTCTTTTGTATCTCCTGAAAAAATCCTAAAACAAAGAGAAATGTATTACTTTGAAGAATTCCTAAAGCAATGGGATATGAACAAGTCTATGGAAAAATTCCATCAATTTCTTAATTTTGTTTCTTTTAAATACAAATTACAGTTTGAAGAAGTTATGAAGGATTTTGAAACCTTTGTAAAGGAAGAACGAGCTACGATTATCAATTCATCTATTGAAGACGATTATAAGACGTTTTTGGATCGTGATGAGGAAGACCTTGAAAAGAAATTTAACGTTAAGCATAATTTCCAAACATCCGTTAGAGGGTTCAAGTCTAGAGGAAACTTCGCGTCTCAAGAGGAAGCCGAAATACGTGCTAAACTTTTAAGAGAAACTGATCCTAGTTTTGATGTTTTTGTTGGACCTGTTGGCTTGTGGTTGCCTTGGGAACCCGAGGCTTATAAAACAGGGCGTGTTGAATATTTGGAAGAAGAGCTTAATCAACTAGCGCAAGAGAAGAAGAAGAACGAGACTATTGCCAAGTCCACTTTTGAACAACGAATTAAAGAAACTAAACAAAAGGCTATCGAAGAAAACAAGAAAAATTCTGAAAAACATGGTAATGTTCTTACTCAGGACATTGATAAAGATGGCAATTTAATTGGTGCTGGACATAATACAACTGAAAGCACGTTTGCTTCTAAGGAGCCTGAGTCTATTTCTGTTGCGGATATCCGTTCTGAACTATTTGATGATGCTAATGTTGTTATAGGCAAATCGGATTATGGACAAAGCCAATTAACATCAGGGCCTTTCGCTAATAAAAAGACCGAGTAAATAGACTTATATATAGTCTGTTATAAATTATTAAATTATTATAAAATATATTGTACTTATAATATATTATATGGGAAAGTTAGGTATATTAGCAACAACATCGCTTATGTTTAATGTTGTTTCATTTTTTTCACTTGTTAGTAATATTTATAGTACTCATAATACTATTAGTTTTACTTGGTTTTATTTATTCGGAAATCTTATTGCGCAAATACTATTAATTATATATGGATTAATTAATAAAGCTCCTGAAATTTATGGACCAACATTGATTTTATGTGTTGGGTTATTGTATATTATTTATAATAAATTTACATATGGAGTTAGCAGTATTGATGATAAACCGAAATAATTTGGTTTATTGTGATTATTATTTATTATTTATTACCATTTGCTCTTTTTTACCGAAATTTTGGGTCCTTGACCACGTTTCTTCACATTATTTGGATCATATTGTTCTTCATCGTCGTCGTCATTAATCTGTTTAGACAATTCCCAGAATTCTTTTGACCCTAACTTAAAGTCATTATGTGCTTCGGCTTTATACCAAAACACTTGGTCCTGTATCTTATTTGATTTAACATTATTATTAATAACCAAACATTCATAATTCTCAGTACATTGATCCATTACTTGACAAAATGATTCAAATGTCGGAAACATACCAGCATAATTTTCATAAATACGCTTTCTATTAGCGATATATGGTTCTCTCAAAATAAATACATAATCAATGTTAGTTCTTAGTGTTGGTGGAATACCTAAAGGATATTGCATAGTTATAAGCAACATTACCTTCCAGTGTCTCAAGTATACCATTTTCATTTAGACATTTCTTTCTAAAATCATTAAATTTATGCTTTTTAAATGGGCATAACATCCTCTCGGATGGGTTTAGACTATATCTTAAGGCATCATTGTAATTGGTTAGATTACTCAACCCCACGGGCGTTTAGTCGTTGAACTGTCATCATATCCTTTACCATAACGGACTTAGATGATTAGCTGCGGGTTATCTCTATTTTATACATTTTTACTATACCTTATGTGATTAGCATAAGCCACTAATATATTTCTATAATAGTTTAGTAGTATAAACCTTTAAAGAACTCTAAGGTCCTTAACAAGACGTCTCCGCAATTTGGACGTGTCGCATATTATTTTAAAAATAATATACTAGCCATTCTTTTGAAATGACTATGGCAAACAATTCACCATTCATAAATAAAAGTCGCATCATTTTATCACGCGCCCAAGTGTTATCATATAAGCAATCATCTAAGATTACAAACGTTCTAGGGTCAATAGTACTGCGTTTAAATTGTTCCATTTCCTTTCTTATTTGTTTCAATACTCCCCTCTGTCTCTTTAAAATATTTTCAATGATTGCTGTATTATACTCATTGTGAATAAACAATTTCGGAACCAATTTTCCATAAAATCCGTTTCCTTCTTCTGTTCCAGAAATAACAGTACCGATAGGAATATCTTGATGATAATATAGTAAATCTCTTACTAAAAATGATTTACCAGTGTCACGGCGCCCAATTAAAACACCCACCGGGCCTTTAGACTCATTTGGTTTAAAACTAATACTTTTCATATCAAACCGTCTTAAATCTAAATTCATTATACTATAATAAATATTAATTTTTTTTTATATTAACGAATCCTTTTTATAAATATACCTTTAAAAAGGTATATTTATAACATTTAGGATTCTTTATAACTTGTAACTTATAACTTATAAAAAATAATAAGTTAAATACAATTATAATTTATATTTTAATTAGCTAATGACAATTTCTGTAAATTATCAAAAACGGAAGAATACCAATCTCTTCAATCAATTTCAAACTAACAAAAACATTAACTTGACAAATGTTCAAAATTATATACCCATCTATGACAGATTTTTTTCACTTAACAATACTAATTGGAATGCTATTAATTTAAATCATCAATGGTCTATTTCGGATATTAAGGACTCAAAAAAAAAGAAGAATGATGATGAAAACGAACATGTTTTTACTTGTAAACTTAAAAATATTAACGATGACGATGATTTCACGACAACACAAAATGTTTTTATCAAAATGGCCCCACTCTTAGATCCATTTAAATATGTTGTTGGTAAATATAACCACACTGATCCTCAATTGTTTAATCTTCCTTCATTTGATAAAACTGCTAAGATTCATCCAAAACTTGATGATCCTAATAATTCTGCATTTGTTGATGGATTTTTTTCGTTTTTGTCAAGTAAATTATTACACGAACATAAGTTTATTCACGGTCTTGATTATTATGGATCGTTTTTAGCCATTAAAAACGATTATAAAATTAACATTATAGATGATATAGATTATTTAATCCAATCTGAATTTTTTATAAAACAACAAAATGTATTATTTAAAGTAGAGGATTATACTCATTTAATTACAAATAATGATCCTAAACCACTACAACCTTTAAAAATTTCTTCTAGTTTAAAATCCGTTGCGTCTATAACATCTATTGATGAATCTATATTTGAAAATATATTCGAAAATACATTTGAAAAAAATACATTTGAAAAGAATACATTTGAAAAGAATACATTTGAAAAGAATGAAACGCATATTTCTTTAATTGATGTAAAAAATCTTGGTGTCGATTTGGTGGATATTACAAATTCATCCGAGTTTGATGTTACTAATCAAAAAAAAACAGAATCACTAAAATCTGGATCAACTTGTTCATCAAGAACATCGCATACAAACGATAACGAATTAAGTGACTCTGATAGTGATTCAAACCAAGAAGATGAATTACAAAGCGATAATATTAATTCTGATACAAAGGACGAAACAAAGGATGAAAATGACGACGAATGTGAAGATGAAGAGAGCGAATCTAGTATTGAAGAAGAAACATTAACTCTTACTTTTTCAAAATTCCCGGTTCAAGTAATTTGTATGGAACAGTGCGAAAATACATTTGATTATTTGATTATGAATGGCGAATTAACCGATGACGAATGGTTCTCAGCACTAATGCAAATAATTATGATTCTTATTACTTACCAAAAAATGTTCTTATTCACACATAACGATCTCCATACTAACAACGTTATGTATATCCCAACTAACAAAAAATTTATATATTACACTTTTAAGAAACAAACCTATAAAGTTCCAACATTTGGAAAAATATATAAAATTATTGATTTTGGAAGAGCAATTTATAAATTAAATGGCAAAATATTATGTAGTGATAGTTTTAAAACTGGAGGTGATGCGGCCACACAATATAATACAGAACCATATTTTAACGATAAAAAACCTCGTTTAGAACCAAATTATAGTTTTGATTTGTGTCGTTTAGCTTGTTCTATTTTTGACTATGTGGTTGATGATTTTGAAACAATTAAAAATATGAATGAATGCTCTCCATTGGTAAAATTAATTGTAGAATGGTGCGTCGACGATAATGGCGTTAATGTATTATATAAAAATAATGGCGTTGAACGATACCCTGATTTCAAATTATATAAAATGATCGCTAGATTTGTTCATAAACACACGCCTGTTGATCAGCTTGATCGTAAAGAATTTAGTAAATTTATAGTTTCTAACAAAAATATTGGGAAAAACGAAACTATAATAAATATTGATGAATTACCATCATATTACTAAAGTAATAATTAAAATAGTATTAAATAATATTTTATAATAATATTATATGTCAACTTATGGATTTATTATTACAAGACACGTTAATTCGGAAACAACTAACAAATATTGGAATCAATGTATAAAACTTATAAGAACCTTTTATCCTCTTCATAAAATTGTCCTTATTGATGACAACAGCGATCATTGTTTTATAAAAGCGGATCACGAATATTCTAACATAACATATATTCAATCTAAGTATCCAGGAAGAGGAGAATTGCTACCATATATTTATTACTTAAAATATAAGTGGTTTCCTAGTGCGGTAATAATACACGATAGCGTGTTTATTCATTCTAAAATACGTTTTGAGTTATTTGATACACCTGTTTTTCCATTATGGCATCACAAATATGATAAAGAAAATTTATTTAATAATTTAAGAATTGCTTCATCTCTCACTAACAATTCTTTAATTATGAAAAAATTAAACAACAGTATTAATATTCTTGGATTTAATAATGATAATTTTAATTTATGTTTTGGGTGTCAATCATATATAACCCTTAATTTTTTAGAAATGTTAGAACATAAATATACAATAACTAATTTGGTAAACTCGGTTCATAACCGAAACGATCGTTGTTCATTAGAACGAGTTATGGGGGCATTGTTTTGTCAAGAATATCCTAAATTAATGAAAATTAATTCACTATTTGGAGATATTTTAACCAAACATCGTTGTCGATTATACAACTTTAATGAATATATTTATGATTTAAAACAAAACAAGCTTCGTTATCCTTTTATTAAAATATGGACTGGTAGATAATATATAGATGTAGATGTATTATTTTATATTTATCTTTTATTTCTTCTTCTTGTTTCCTTTTTGTTAGTTCTATTTCTTCTTCTTTTTCCTTTTTTGTTAGTTCTATTTCTTCTTCTTTTCCCTTTTTTGTTAGTTCTATTTCTTCTTCTTTTCCCTTTTTTTTTACTTCTATTTTTTCTATTTATACCCTTTCCAATATTTTCATCAGATAATCCTTTTTGCGATAAATCTTTTTGCGATAAATCTTCTTCATGTATTTCTTCCAACAAATCAGTATAATCCTTCCAAATAACTATTTCGGTTGCTCCTTCTAAGTCATTAATAGTATATTTGCTATTACTTTTTAAATTACCTATATCTATTATTGTTCCGTCGTATTCTTGACCAAAAATGTCTTGTATTAAGCTGTGACATTTTTTATTTCCTGTTGTTCCAGAATACTGTTCATCTGGATGGCAATATTTTACCAAATTGGGGTCA